ATCGACCCCGCTGCCAGCGGCGGACGTAGCCGAGAAGGCACACCACTCGGAGCTGCGGAGCCTGAGCAAGCCGCAGGGCGAGGCAATACCGCTGACGCCGGCCGACGCAGACAAGGAGGTGGCGACTTGGCACGAGGCGACCAACAGCTTCGAGTCGAGTCTGTGCATCATGCGAGACCCGAACGAGCCAGAGGTGATCTGGCTGGCGGTGCGGGCCGACCGCGAGGGGCTGCCGCCGATCCTGCTACACCGACTGCCCTGGGGAATGTGGGAGCACCCGGCGACGGCCAGACCGGAGAACGAGCCATACTGACCATCTCCCAACGACTCGCCGCCAACGCCCGCAAACTGAGAGAGAAACCCTGCCCGCTAGACCACTGCGAAACCTGCTACAAAAACGCCTGCCGACTACTGCTCACCTCCTGCTGCATCTGCAACGGTGGAGTGATACTTAGTAAGACCAATTTTTTCCCAACAACACCAACACCATGATCAACCCCGCACTCATCGCCGCTGCCAAGCGGCAGCTCGCCAAGTATAACATCGCCCGACTCACCGCAAGCCTGCCACTCGCAGACCGTGCGTTGCTGAAAAAATACCCGAAGCACACGCTCGCCGCCGCACGGCTGATCGACGCCACGCCGCTCTGCCGCGCTACGTTGCTATACGACCAGGTCGGCCACACGCCTGGCGAGGACTTTAACAGCCTGCAATGGCAAGCGAACGGCGAATTTATATCCAGATAATAACATGAGAACCTACTACGACCCCGAAGACGACACGATGACCCCCGAAGACCGCTGCGAACGCCTCGCCGAACTTGGTGACTACATGCTTGACCGCCTGCTCGACAAGGACGGCCCAAGCCCGGAGGCGATTGATGCAGACGCAAAATGCGATGCGATGGATGCGATTGATTTACACGAATACTCGCAGACGGCGAGGGCGCTGCTGACGCGCTGCTTCAAGGTCATGAGCGGACCGGAGATCAACGCCTGCCAGATCGCGACGGGCGACTACGACACCGACGAGGGCTTCCGCGCCCACCTGATCGACTCGCTCGCGAACCAATACCCCCGCGAAATCTCCGAACACATCAACCAACACAACCAATGATCACGAAAACCAACCAACTCGACGCCATGCCGATCATCCTGTCGGGTGACGGCTACTCCCTGACCATCGACCCGAACGCGCACGACCGCAAACAGGAGATGCTCGCTCTATCGTCTGACATCACTAAAGTCACGACCAACGACGAGAGCGGAGACGCCCGCGTGCATCTGGCCCGCTTGTCCGCGATGCGGATCGAAGTCGATAAGTGCCGCAAGGAAATCAAGGAGCCGGTGCTGCGCGTCGGCAAGCTGATCGACCAGGCGGCGAAGGATTTCCTGTCTGAGATCGAGATTGAGGAAGGACGGATCAAGGGCCTCATCGGTGACCACGCGACCGAGGTGGCGCGGCTGAAGGCCATCGCCGAGGCCGAGGAGCGCAAGGCATTCGAGTTCGCCAGGGCGGCCCGTGAGGCTGCCCAAGAGACTGGCCGGATCGCCGACGTGCTCGCGCACCGTGAGGCGGTGGCGGCGAAGCTGGCGGCATCCGACGAGGTGGCCAGCACAAACATCGCCCAAGGCGTGCGGTTCGCATGGGACTTCGAGGTGGAGGACATCAGCGACGTTTACAAGGCGGAGCCGATGTTCGTCAGCCTGGAGATCAAGCGCACGCCGGTGCTGCTGTGGCTCAAGGAGATGGCAGCGGCCGACGAGGACGTGGTGGGGCGAGCCGCGCTGCTGGGGATCTTCGCATTCAAGAAGCCGGTGGTTTCGAGCCGGTGAAATCTGTCATGAGCGAATCCACCATCGAGCGCGCTGTCTGCGCCTATGCAAAATCAAAGGGCTGCCTAGTCATAAAGCTGGCTGGCCCTAACCAGAAGGGGCAGCCGGACCGGATGTTCATCTACCAGGGCAAGGTGCTGTTCATCGAGTTCAAAGCACCGGGCAAGCTGCCGACCGCGCTGCAATACAAGTGGCTGCGCGACCTGATCGCCCAAGACATGCAGGCGGAGTGGTGCGACGACATCGAGGACGGCAAGTCTATGATCCGTCACCTATGCAAACCCTATGCAAACCCTATGCAACCCAATGACTGATATGAAACACCAACTACACCACGGCGACTGCCTAGAAGTTTTGAAGACCATGGCCGACAACTCGGTCGATTCGATTGTGACTGATCCTCCGTATGGTCTGAGCTTCATGGGCAAAAAATGGGACTACGACGTTCCCGCCGTGCAGGTTTGGGCCGAATGCCTGCGGGTGCTGAAGCCTGGCGGGCATTTGCTGGCGTTTGCGGGGACAAGGACGCAGCATCGGATGGCGGTGAGGATTGAAGATGCAGGCTTTGAGATACGGGACATGATTGCTTGGGTGTATGGTTCGGGCTTCCCAAAGTCCCATAACATCAGCAAAGCGTTGGACAAGGATGCCGGTGTTCAGCGAGAAGTGATTGGAAGCAGACCATTAACAGGAAATGGCAAAACTCTTAAATCTGGTTTTCATCAGCCAGATGGTAGTGGTTCGGGAGAAACAATTAAACAAGATGTTTATGAGTTTACCGCACCAGCCACCGAAGAAGCCAAGCAATGGGACGGATGGGGGACGGCACTCAAGCCCGCGCTAGAGCCGATCACCGTTGCGCGCAAGCCTCTCGGTGAAAAGACGGTAGCGGCGAATGTGCTGGCGCATGGGACTGGGGCGATCAATGTGGATGGGTGCAGGGTGGGGACGGAAACGATTACACAACGATTAGCCACGGTTATCGGAGGGAAATCAATAGGAGCAAAAGCTGTTGGAGTCCCTCAAAAAGCAACTGGTGAAACAACTCAAACTATTGGCCGCTGGCCCGCCAACCTGATCCACGACGGCAGCGACGAGGTGGTGGCGGGGTTTCCGGTGACGACGAGCGGGGGCGGAAACAAGAACACTGGCAATCGCGACAACGGGCAGACCATCGGCAAAGGCCTAGGCGCTGGCAATGGAGCCGGGATTGGCGGCGACACCGGCTCCGCGTCCCGCTTCTTCTACTGCGCCAAGGCGAGCAAGGCGGATCGGGATGAGGGGTGCGAGGGGATGGAGGAGAGGGCTGCGCCAAAAAACGGGAGCGGCCTGGGACGGGAATGCAGCTTGCAAAGTCGCCAGGATGAAACTGGAGACGATGCGATTAGACGCCGCAACCACCACCCCACCGTCAAACCTACAGCCCTCATGCGCTACCTGTGCCGCCTGATCACCCCGCCCGGCGGCGTAGTCCTCGACCCCTTCATGGGCAGCGGTAGCACCGGCAAGGCAGCGGTGCTAGAAGGATTCCAGTTCATCGGCATCGAGCGCGATGCTGAGTATCTGGAAATCGCAAAAGCACGTATCGCTCGCAAAACGTCGCAAGAAACCTTTTTATGACCGAAACCTTCCGCCCCTTCGACTACCAGCCAGCGATGGTAGACCATCTGCTCGACAACAACCGGGCTGCGCTGTTTGTCTCCCCTGGCAAGGGCAAGACGGTGGTGACGCTCACCGCGCTCGACGCGCTGGCGACCATCGGGCAGCTACGCGGTGCGCTCATCGTCGCGCCGCTGCGGGTGTGCTCGATCACGTGGCCGGCGCAGGTGGCACGGTGGAGCCACACAAGCTGGATGCGGGTGGCGAACCTGCGGACGCCGGAGGGAATGCAGGCGTGGCTTGATGGGTCTGCGGACATCTATCTGATCAACAGCGAACTGCTGCCGAACCGGCTGCCGCTCATGTTTCCGAAGTCCAAGCATTTCGTCTGCCCGGTGGACACCCTCGTCATTGACGAGCTATCACTCGCCAAGAACCACGCCAGCAAGCGGTTCAAGGCACTCCACAAGCATCTCTCACACATCCCGCGCCGGTGGGGGCTGACCGGCACGCCCATCCCCAACAACTACCTGGATCTTTTCATGCAGGTGAAGATGCTCGATGACGGCAAGCGGCTGGGGAAGACTTACTCAGACTATAAGAGCGACTGGTTCTTCCCGGCTGACTACATGGGCTATACTTTCAAGCTCCAGGCGGGAGCGAAGGAGGAGATCGACCGCCGGCTGGCTGACCTCGCGCTGGTCATCGTCGGCGACGGGTCCGACCTGCCTGCCTCCTCGATCATCGACGTGGCGGTCACGCTGCCGGCCGACGCCCGCAAGCAATACCGGACGCTTGAAAAAGAGATGCTCGCAGACATCGCAGACGGCGAGGTGACGGCACCATCCGCGGCGACCCTCTGCAACAAGCTGCTGCAACTCACCTCCGGCGCGGTCTATGATGAGGACCGCAAGGTGCTGCCGGTGCACGATGAGAAGATCGACGCGCTGCGCATCCTGCTCGCCCGCCACTCTACCGAGCCGGTGCTGGTGCTGTGCGCATTCAAGCATGAGAGCGCCCGCATCCTGCTGGCCATCCCGCAAGCACGAATGTTTGACGAGCGCGAGATGACTGAGTGGCAGGCTGGCGAGATACCGGTGTGGGTGGCGGACCCGAGGTCACTCAGCGACGCCATCGACGGGCTGCATCGTTCCTGCCGGTTCGCCATCTGGACCAGCCTGACCTACTCCCACGAAACCTACGTGCAAACCACCGCCCGCCTGATCCGCACTGGGCAGACCGCCGAGACGATCATCTACCGGATCATCGCGCCTGGCACGATCGACGACGCGGTGGCCGAGGCCCTGCGCGACAAGAGCGACACGCAATCCGGGATGCTCCACGCCGTCCGCAACCTGCAACTGATGCGCGGCAAGAATCTCTCAGAACCAATATCAACACCATGACAGACACACCAGAGACAGACGGAGAATGGAATCGGCTCGCGTGCCAAGACCACCCTGAATTTGAGCGGAACCTAGCAGACTTCGCCCGCAAGATGGAACGCGAGCGCGACGAGTGGAAAGCAAAATACATCCAGCAAAACAAGGACCTCAGATGCGAACAGATGGACCCCAACGGAACCATCTGGGACTATGCGAAGGAGCTACAAGCCAAGCTTGACGAGGCGCGGAAGTGGTCGGCAACGCTGGCAGATGCGGGCGACGAGATCCGCGCCCAGCTACGCGAGGAGCAACAGCTGCATGTCCAGACGCTGAACGAGCGCGATGAGGCGCTGGGACTTGCGGACAGGCGGGCGGCATTGCTGCAACAAGACCGCGACGGCTACGGCATCGTGTCCTTTCTGAAAAAACTGAACCTATGGAAACCATGAATAAAGACACACCGGAACCCGATAAAGCAAAAATCACAATCCCGACCGCATCATATACCTTTGGGCAGCGAGTAATCTGCACATGGTATGATGCCTCCTACCCGCCCACCGAAGCGACAATAACGGGTATCAACTACGACCACCGTTTCGGCGGCGACTGTCCGCGATACACGATCACCGAGGACGATGGATCGCAAGTGGAAGACGTCACCGAGTCGATGCTTTCCGGGGTGAACGAAACAAGTCCATCCGTGGACGCAACTGAAATGAAATCATGAAAACGAAATCCTGCCAAAAATGCTCGCCACAAGGCAAACGCTGCGACTGCCCAACCGAAAGCGAAAGAGCCGCGTTAGGCCCATCGGATGCGACGACTTATTATCCGTCTTCGACGCCGATCATGGATGCGGCGGAAGGCTGGTATGATAGGCGGGATCTGCTGGCGCAAATCGGAATCCTCGAACGCGAGCGCGACGAACTACGCCGCACCAACGAGGGGCTGCAACTTACGTTCGACCTCCGATGGAAGGCGGATCGACGGGCAATAAAGCGCTGGCAGGCCGCGCACCCCGGAAACGACCTGACGTGGCCGGATCACGCAGATATGGTCGTGTGGCTCATGGAGCGGTATAGCCCCGAGCGGGTGCTTGCGGATAGGCTGGCCGCATTGCTGCAACGAAACCGCGACGGCTACGGCGGGCAAATGGTTGTCCCAGAGTGCGGATGTTGCGACTGCAAGTGGCTGCAACCCATCGACGAAGCCCTCGCCGCATGGAAGGAGGCTCGAAGTGAATCCGCTTTGCCATGAAACCGAGAAAAAATGTTTCCCCTCCCGACTACACGCTGAGGTCCGCATCCTCGACATCGAACGAAAGAGTGACCATCCGCTTTACTCTTACCGCTGCGAACACTGCGGACGCTGGCACCTGACAAAAACACCTCACATCGAAGCACTCATCGAACTCAATTTGAAATGAAAACTATGACACCAGAATCACCCG